GTTTTGTTGAAAGCGCTGGCACCGCTTTGACTTCACTAAGAAAGTCCATTTGTAGTAATTCTAAAAATGGGGGGGATTCTTCAATAGAATCAACCCATACATAATGCAAACATGCATCCTGTACTTTCTCATAGTCAGCTTTGATTGAAAAGATTTCACAAAATCTATCAAAGTCTTGTTTGGGATAATAACTCATTTCACGAGTTGCTTGATCTAGAACACTTTTTTCCCAAGAAGGTTCTTTTGAATCAGTAAAAGCTAACATCTTACCAATTGAATTAAAATCAAGTTTTCCAATAACAATACCTAATCGAGAATTGTAAGTTGGAAATCTTTTTAAAAACATTATTTGAGTAACATTTTTCAGGGTGATTATCTTATCCTGTTTTTGTGAAGGTGTAATATCCATTGATATAAATTTTGCAAATGCTTTAACAGCATCATGAGTATACCAATTTTTAACATATGGTGATAAAACTTTAACGTTATCATCTCCAAAATTAATTAATGATATGTGTTGAAATATATTAATTGTATTCATTCCAACAGAAACAAAATTTCCTAAAAATGGAATACTTTGATGTTCATGAAAATACTTCACAAAATAAAATTGAACAATTTCTGTAATAAATTCTATAAAACAATTAATTGGTGTTGTTCCATTAACTCCAGATGCTTGTCCCACATCACAAATAAACACATTATTCTCAAGTATTAATACAAACTCTTGATGACTTTGTAAAACCAATTTTAATCTAGCTTTTTCCAAAGGATTATTTTGATAGAATTCTGACTCACACATAATCCACCAAATAAGTGATGTTGCATATGGTGTAGCAATAGCACACTTATCAAACTTTGAAAAATCAGTATCAATAAAAACATTATTTGTTAAAAACTCTTCCATTGTTCCTTCTGGATATACGTGTTTAAACATTGACCATAAACGCTCATGAAATTCTTTACCAATAGCATTCATCCCAATTTGACCAGGAAGAACACTACGTAGTTGCATACATATTTCAAAAAAAGGAGCTAGGTATCGTTTTGACAATACAAAAAATTCAACATTCCCAGAAAAGAAAATTCTAACCATTCCTTCTTCCATTTTCTTTTTAGAAATAACTTCATCTTTAGGAGTTCCAACACCAATATTTAAAGGAGGTTCACCATTATCCATTTGTTCAATTAATGTACAAACATCATTAGCAAAAAACTCTTTATAATAAGGTTCCTCAAAAGAACCACAAAATAAGTCATTCTTCTTCATATTCTTATACCATATACCTGCACTTGTTTTTAAATTCATAGGATTAATAGTGTGCTCATTACCACGTAAAACATGTTTCCAACTAAGAGGTTTAATGGTGTGCACTCTATCATGCAATCGTTCCATAAAAAAATGAAATGCGATAAGAGTAGCATCAAAAAATGGAGTGGGATTTCGTACTTTCCCCGCTGATGACATTTGTCTATAACAAGCGAGATAAGATGATACAAAATCTTCCCCTTCCATGTGAGGATTAAGATTTGGAATTGTATAATTATCAACATTATTGCATAACTCCTTGGCACTGTTGTATAATTTACTTGTGCTAAAAGAAGAAGAAAAACGATCAATGGGCTTATTAATAACACCAACAAATTGCCCGATAAAAGGAAACTGATCGTCTGGAATATGATTAAGAGCAGATCGATTAGAAGAAGTGGTAGATATTTCAAATTTTTGTGATAATTTACACCGAACATATTCAGGTGTTATGATTTTTTCAAGCATAGACAAATCTTGAAAAGCCTCATATTCACCTGATAAAGGCTGTTTTGTTTGAATTTGATTTGGACTTAATGGAACAAAAACCGCATTTGAAGAATCAGTGATTCTTGATAAATGTCCAATGTGGTAATGTCGTGTTTCTTTTGTTCCATCATTAACAAGATAGACTTCAGTTCCAGATAATCCAATTTTTGATTTCATATTAATCTCAATTCCTCCAGAAGGTTCTTTTGAAACAGCAATTCCATTAACTAAACCTGTTGTATCACCTAATACATTAAGTATATTATATCGGACCCCATCAACCTCAACAACATGATTTTTCATAGGTTTATAGAAATAATCAATTGGAATAGTCCTCATTGCTTTCTTACATTGGATTGGAAATGTTATATAATCATGATAACCTTTACACCATGTTGGATTTTTATCATCATACGTTAAATGTATATCTGGAGCATCTGGTATAGTTATAATAATATCATTTACTGGTGATAAATTTGCAAATAAATGCTTACAAGTATGCAAAAGACCATCATTGATAAAACCTTTTCCTATTCTTTCAAAGTTAGTCCCATCAGAATTTGTATGCTCAATCTTAATATCAACACGATTAGCTTTCTTTGTACGTTCAGATGTAGTATTATTTGATTTTTCATACACTTTGTGTTCACGTTGTTTCCATGAATTAGTCTTTCCATGTTGTTCTCCAATATATCCTGATGTTGTTAAAGATTCCATTTTTAAATTAGAATTAATATCCTTTGCAGTTGG